GGAGCTCAATTGAGAAAACACTCACATCAAGATTGTCAGTTTTCTGGAATAATTTATCTTGAAGTTGGTGATGAAGTTCCAGAATTGATATTCCACGATCCTAGACCTTATCCAAAATTTCAAACTTCTGATTTTAAAACTAACGATGTAATACCAGTAAAACCAGAGAATCATTTACTTTTGATATGGGACCATTGGTTGGACCATGAAGTAAGAGAAAAAACAAACGACCAACCAAGAAAAGCATTTTCATTTAACATTTGATTTTCTTATCGAACTACCCCTTGACACCCTGGATATTTCTTGGTATTATAAATACATCAACAACGTTAAGGAATGTAACAACTCTTTAATGTTTTGTAACACCCCGAAAACCGAGACCTCTAGGGTGTATAAATTACGTCTCTCATATCCCCGCTAAGGGTGCGGGGAGCATAGTATCTCCACCATTTCCCTGATGGTCTTACTATCCTTTTAATCAAAATGACTGCTACACTTTCACGTCAACAATCACAATCGAATATTTGGGAACAGTTCTGCAACTGGGTAACTTCAACCGATAATCGTCTTTATGTTGGTTGGTTTGGAGTTCTGATGATTCCTTGCCTGCTTGCTGCTACGACTTGTTTCATCATCGCATTCATCGGTGCTCCCCCTGTGGACATTGATGGTATCCGTGAACCCGTTGCTGGTTCACTCATGTACGGAAACAACATCATCTCTGGTGCTGTTATTCCTTCGTCCAATGCAATTGGACTGCACTTTTATCCAATCTGGGAAGCTGCTTCCCTAGATGAGTGGCTTTACAACGGTGGGCCTTTCCAACTGGTTGTGTTCCACTTCCTTATCGGTATTTACGCTTATATGGGTCGTGAGTGGGAACTTTCTTACCGTCTTGGTATGCGTCCTTGGATTTGTGTTGCTTACAGCGCACCCGTTGCTGCTGCATCTGCAGTATTCCTGGTCTATCCTTTTGGTCAAGGTTCTTTCTCTGATGCGATGCCTCTTGGTATCTCTGGTACGTTCAACTATATGCTTGTGTTCCAGGCAGAGCACAACATCCTGATGCACCCCTTCCATATGCTTGGAGTTGCCGGTGTCTTCGGTGGTTCTCTGTTCAGTGCTATGCACGGTTCTCTGGTTACTTCCTCACTGGTTCGTGAAACCACTGAGAACGAGTCTCAGAACTATGGTTACAAGTTCGGACAAGAAGAAGAAACATACAACATTGTAGCTGCACACGGTTATTTCGGTCGCCTTATTTTCCAATACGCTTCCTTTAATAACTCACGTTCGCTGCACTTCTTCCTCGCCGCCTGGCCCGTTGTAGGCATCTGGTTCACCGCTCTTGGTGTTTCTACAATGGCATTCAATTTGAATGGATTCAACTTTAATCAAAGTATCGTTGATAGTCAGGGCAAGGTAATCAACACTTGGGCTGATGTCCTGAACCGTGCTGGACTGGGAATGGAGGTAATGCACGAGCGTAATGCTCACAACTTCCCTCTTGATCTTGCCGCTGCTGAGTCCACTCCTGTGGCACTCACCGCACCTGCAATTGGTTGATAAAAACTGAATAACTGATATAATTAAGAGGGTATAATAACCCTCTTTTTTTATGTCTCATAATACTGAATATGAACCTATGCCTAAGTGGGTCATCTGGGCTGGTGTAGGTATGATGTTATTCACAGTTCTTGTGTTTGTTTTATTCACTCTCGGTCAGATTTATTGGGGATAAGCACTAATACTCATTGACCTCTTTATTAAGGAATGTTAAGATAAATATGAGAAATACATAGGAGGTTATGACTTCTTCAACACTTTCACAACCAATTTCACAACGAGGATGGTTCGATGTCCTGGATGACTGGCTTAAACGAGATCGCTTTGTATTTGTGGGCTGGTCTGGACTATTACTTTTTCCCACTGCTTATCTTGCCCTTGGTGGCTGGCTTACTGGCACGACGTTTGTTACAAGTTGGTACACCCACGGGTTGGCGTCTAGTTATCTTGAAGGCGCTAATTTTCTCACAGCAGCTGTTTCGACGCCTGCAGATGCTATGGGTCATTCTCTTCTTCTACTTTGGGGTCCTGAGTCTCAAGGGGATTTCATCAGGTGGTGCCAACTTGGGGGACTCTGGACTTTTGTGGCGCTCCACGGGGCTTTCAGCCTAATTGGATTCATGCTTCGCCAGTTTGAGATTGCCCGTCTTGTAGGCATCCGTCCTTACAACGCAATTGCATTCTCTGGTCCTATTGCAGTATTCGTTTCTGTGTTCCTGATGTATCCTCTGGGTCAATCCAGTTGGTTCTTCGCCCCTTCCTTTGGGGTTGCTGCCATCTTCAGGTTCCTGCTCTTCCTACAAGGTTTCCACAACTGGACCCTTAACCCCTTCCATATGATGGGAGTTGCTGGTATACTGGGTGGAGCACTGCTCTGTGCGATTCATGGAGCAACTGTAGAAAACACGCTGTATGAAGATGGAGACCAAGCAAACACATTTAAAGGATTTGAACCAACTCAAGAAGAGGAAACCTATTCAATGGTTACTGCAAACCGATTCTGGTCGCAGATTTTTGGTATTGCTTTCAGTAATAAGCGTTGGTTGCATTTCTTTATGCTTTTCGTCCCTGTTATGGGTCTTTGGACTTCCAGTATCGGTATCATCGGTCTTGCTCTTAATCTGCGTGCTTACGACTTTGTAAGTCAGGAAATCAGAGCAGCAGAAGATCCGGAATTTGAGACATTTTACACAAAAAATATACTTCTTAATGAAGGTCTTCGTGCTTGGATGGCACCAGTAGACCAACCTCACGAGCAATTTGTATTTCCAGAAGAAGTTTTACCTCGCGGAAATGCATTATAATATAAATAATTCTATCGTGTGGTAGAATTATGGAAAAGATAGGAATGCTTACTGTTCTTGATGAATGGTCTGATAAACTTCACAGATATTGTAAAGTTCAATGTGATTGTGGAACTATAAAAACAGTTCGTAGATCATCTATGAAACCTGGACAAACAGTATCTTGTGGATGTTATGCCAAATCACTTCGTAAGACAGGACAAGATCCAAGATCACCTATGTGGTCTCGAGCAAAATATAGAGCAAAGCAAAAGGGTCTGGATTTTAATATCACAAAAGAAGATATTGTTATTCCAGACACCTGCCCTTTGTTAGGCACTCCTATGGAATCACCATCATTAGATCGTATTGATTCTTCCAAAGGATATATCAAAGGTAATGTGTGGGTAATCAGCAACAGAGCCAATACTCTTAAAAATGATGCAACTCTAACAGAACTTAAAACTTTAGTGGAGAATCTACAGAGGTTAAAATAAATACAAGGAGTTCTCTGAACTCCTTTTTTTATGCTTCTTATTCTCATACTATTCCAACTCTTTGGAATCTTTATGTTTCTAATGTCAATGACAGACCACTATCACTACCCTAACAATCATGAAAAACCTAACACTTTCAGAAGACCAAATTAAACTTTTGGCAGATGCTCTTTGGATGCGTCAGAGATGTTTCATTGCTGGTGACAAAAGATTTAAAGAGTATGGTACAATGTTAGATGAACTCCTTGAAGGAATGAATTATACTCCTGGTAGATTTTAATGATTACTTCAGAAACATCATATAAACTTTCTGAAATCATCAGAGACACTTGGCCTAACCTTTACAGACCGCCAGTAAGGAATTATAATAAATCAAAAGAACAAAAAAAGAATGTATATGATTATTGATTATTGGGTGGTGACGGATAAAATCACTGGTAAAGTCATTGCTCATTGTGGAAGTGAAGGAGATGCAATAATGCTCTTTGAGTTACAACCAGATAGAAGAACTTATAGAAAACAAAAGTTCATTATGGACCAGGTGATTACAGTAAAATCAACAACAGATAAACAACTTCCTGGACAACAAGGACTACCTGCAGCAAAAGAAGAACTACCTCATATAGAACTTCAGCAACAAGTGTGGTTGCCCGAAGGTCAAGGAATTCCAGTTAACGCTAAATAACTTTCAGTTTTATAAAGAATTATGAAGTTTACAGTTTATTCAAAAGATGGTTGTCCATATTGCACAAAAGTCCAACAGGTGCTAGAGTTGGCAGAACTACAGTATGTAGTCTATAAACTTGGAGTAGATTTCAATCGTAATGAATTCTACGCAGAATTTGGGGAGGGTTCTACTTTTCCTCAAGTGATTGTAAATGACCAACACATTGGTGGGTGTACAGATACAGTTCAATATTTAAAGGAGCAAAATCTAGTTTAATGGATAATAATCTGCATGAAGTTTGCAATGACGTAGAAAAAGCAATTGACTATGCTTTCAATGGTCAATTTGTTTTAGGATTTTATGATTATTTGAAAGTTCGTGGGACAAAAAGAGTTGAAGTTGAAGAGTTTATTGAAAGTAACACAGCACATGAGTTGAGTAATCTTGTAATGGATCTTGATGATTATCTTGAGGGGGGATCGGATGAAATTCATAAACAACTTCGAGAGGGATATGGTCATATTCCAAAACCACAAGCAAGAAAAATAAGAAATTACCTACATGGTATTCTTGAGGATGCCTGGAGATATAGTCATGACAAAAGGCCAGGAAGGAGAAAGAAGAAAACTAAATAAGTCAGAACCCCAAATTAACAGGGGTGTTGAGTTATTGCTACGCAATAGGAGGAAGAAATCAGAAAAACCAAAAACTTTTAAAATGAAGTTTGGTAAAATGATTTCTCTCTTCCGCAGAGAGTTTCATTTTTTTATAGAATTTCATTTTGATATCAAGAAAAAATAAACTCTCTGGAGAAGAAAAATGGAAACAGCATATGTAATAACATTTGTCACGATGTTCACATTGCTCTTTTTTATGGTAGGAGGTATAATAGGTTGGTTAACCTATAGATATTTGTTAGAATCAAAACCTCCATATTTGCATCCAGAGTTCTTCGATGAAAATGGGCAAATAATACCTGACGAAATAGTATCTGTACGATTTGAAAACGATTACGATTATGACTACGACGACGAAGACGAAGAGGAGTCAAGATAATATCGAGACTCTTCCAACAAATCCTTTTATATTTGAAGTATTAGAACTCGCATCAAAGCAAAAATCTAATGCAAAGAAAGTTGAAGTTCTTAAAACATACGAACATGACTCATTAAAATCCATTTTTATTTGGAACTTTGATGATTCCGTAATTTCTCTTCTTCCTGAAGGCGAAGTGCCATATGCAAATGCTGAAGAACAGTCTGTATATTCAGGTACTCTTTCCGAAAATCTAAAAAGAGAATCTTTGGGAGGAGAATCTGCAACTGGTCAAGACCTTGATGGTAGAGGAAAAACATCTCTTCGCAGAGAGTATCAAAATCTTTACCATTACCTAAAGGGTGGAAATGATTCTTTGACAACAATTCGCAGAGAAATGATGTTTATAAACCTACTTCAGGGTCTTCATCCAAAAGAAGCAGAAGTATTAATCCTTACAAAAGATAAAAATCTTACCAGTAAATATAAGATATCTTTTGAAAATGTTAAAGAAGCATACCCCGATATTCAATGGGGTGGTCGTTCATGAGTGTAGTAATAGAGGGGAAAGAAAGAATGGCAGAAAATAAATCTAAAATCAATAAAGTTCTGCCTCATGAATATGGATGCGAAATTCTTCTAGAAAAAACTACTGTAGAAAAGGCAAAGGATTCTTCACTTCCAAATGATGCATATTTAATTTGGTATATTGTAGATGGTGAAGAATACATCGATCTAACTCGTTGCCCCAAACGAGTGAATCTTTTTGATATGTATTATGACAAGTATGGTCCCGGTGCCGTTAAAAAGATTGATTTTGGATATGGTAGAACTAATCCAAAACTTTGGGGATATAAACAACCAGAGAAAAAGAAAAGAAAATGAGTGCAGGATTTGGTGCTGAAAGAGCAAAGAATGGTAAAGCAGTAGTAATTATTAATGATGATGAAGTCACTAAACTTTTAAAAAGATATAAAAAAATTAAAAAATATAGAAATTCCTCTTTATATAAAATTAAAACCATGGATGGTAATGAGACAATTATAAGTTCTTTATTGGACGATTTGGAGCAAGAACTTGATAATGGAAATATTTGATACTTTTTACTGTCCTGTTTTAGTAAATAAATCATCTCCATCAGAACAAACTGTTTTTGGGATGAAGGAAATAATTAAATATGAAGAGAATGAATATTTGGAATCTGACTCAAATACAAGTTATGTTGGTGATAAAGTCTGCTTTGACAAATTGCATACTTTTAAAGAATTTGATTGGTTAAATAATGAAGTCAATAAAATGCTTTTAGAATTTATTGACGTATATGGTATAGAAAGTGATAAATGTAACTTCTATGTGCAAAAATGCTGGCCTGTTATTTTAAAAAATGGAGATGTTGGATTATTTCCCCATTCTCATCCAAATTCTCACATTAGTTTTGTTTATTACTTACAGACTGAGCCTGACAATAAAACCGGTCAATTATATTTTAAACGTAGATTGGATTGGTGGGATGGGACTGTTCCATTCGAAGAAGGTACAATCTCTATTCCTGCTATTACTAATAACTGTTTGATGTTTCCTTCATCTTTGCGTCATTGGGTAGATGACTATTATGGAGAAACACCTAGAATTTCTATAACCTATGACATTACAATTACAAGTAAAAATATACCAGGATTAGTTAATAGAGAAATGATGTTTTCTGATCCTGTTTTCTGGAGAAAATTAAATGGGAAAACATTATCTACTTAACTTATATGGTTGCTCATTTGTTCTTTTGGACGATGAGCGTTGTCTTATAGATTTATTAGAAAATGCCGCAATTGCCAGCGGTGCCACAGTGGTTCAAACAATATCAAAAAAGTTTGAACCACAAGGGGTAACTGTAATCTGTTTATTATCAGAAAGTCATATCAGCATTCATACATGGCCAGAAGAAGGTAAAGCCGCTGTGGATGTATATACTTGCGGTGATTGTAATCCCAAGATTGGATGTGATATTATCATAGAGCAGTTGTATGCACAGAACCATACATTGAGTTATATAGAACGGTAACAAAAGTAACAAAAGTTCTTGCATAACTATATTAACGGGTCTATAATGACCTTACGTTCATCGGAGAAATCCGACGCAAGTAGGACGGCGGAACGGAACGTTCATTCGCTATTCGCATATAGCGAACGCAAACCGCCCGAAGGAACGGGACTAACAATCTCATTCTGGAAGAAATCCTAATGGCTAAAGTAGTATATCGTGGCATCGAGTATGATACCCAGAAGCGTCTGGAGTATCAACAACAAATGATGCAACAACCCCAACAGTATAACGAAACCTATCGTGGTGTTAAGTTTACTAAGGAGGGTCACAAATGAAGAAACTCAATGTACTTCAACTCATTAAAGAGCAGAAGCTAAAAGAAAATCGTCGTTATCAAGCATCTATTGCTCAACTTGTTGGTAATAGATAATGTTTGAAAAAAATGTTTAAATCAGAGGGGACTTGACTCCCCTCTTTTTTTTGTATATAATTAGCTTTGTCAGCGTTCATATGAATGGATAGAGAGAAGCTTAAGTTAATTGTCAGAAATCTTGAATCTCTGGTAGAATGTTTAAAGTCGGAGATTTATTCTGATGTAGATTCTTATAAACTGAATTATGAGGAAGTTGTTCCTTATCTTGCCGACTATGACGAAATTTTTGAGGATAGTGATTTAGATGACTATTGAGAATTATACTGAATTCGAGTTCATGAAACCAGAAGTAAAACTCATCAGTGTTACTCCGGATGCAGAGAAGCACATGGCTTATTGTGCAAGAGTGAGTAATCCTGCTAATCAAGAGAATGAGAAGTTCTCTGGACTGCTCAAGTATTGTATTCAACATCAACACTGGAGTATCTTTGAGCAAGCGAGTATGACTGTAGAAATTAATACTACTCGTGGTATTGCGGCTCAAATTTTGCGTCACCGTAGTTTTACATATCAAGAATTTTCTCAACGATATGCTGACGCAAATCTTTTGAATAAGACTATTCCTCTTCCTGAACTCCGTCGTCAGGATACCAAGAATCGTCAGAATAGTATTGATGATATTCCTGACTATCTGCGTTTGACTCTTACAGAAGATATCCGTGTTCATTTTGAGCAGTCTCTACGCCTCTATAATCGCCTTCTGGAGAAAGGAGTAGCAAAGGAGTGTGCAAGGTTCGTACTGCCGCTAGCGACCCCTACACGCCTCTATATGACCGGTTCTGTGCGGTCATGGATACACTACATCGATCTTCGCTCTGCACATGGAACACAGAAGGAACACATGGAGATTGCAGAACTTGTTCGTTGCATCTTCACCTGCCAGTTTCCTGCAGTATCTGAAGCACTTGGTTGGACTCGCGAAGGATGTTCGGATTGTATTGATCCCCCTTCGATTACTATTGAATAAATATCCTTACATACAATGGAGGAATAAATTTGGCAACATATCCTGTTATTAATAAAAATACTGGAGAACAAAAAGAAGTCGTTCTCAGTGTTCATGATTGGGATCAATGGAAAAAAGATAATCCTGAGTGGGATAGGGATTGGTCAGACCCATCCACTTGCCCCTCTTCCGGAGAAGTCGGAGAAGTTTATGATAGACTTAAGAAGTCTCATCCAGGTTGGAATGATGTTCTCCACAAAGCATCAAAAGTCCCAGGTTCAACAGTAAAACCAATTTAATTTTTTTATGGCAAGAAGAAGAAAAGAAGACCAACCAATTGGTGTTGGAATGACGGCTAAACAAATGAAGCGCAAAAAACCAATCAGTCTTGATTTGATGCGAGACATTGAACCTCTGACAGATAATCAAAAGCTTTTATTTGGGGCATATGAAAAGGGTCAACATATAGTTGCTTATGGATGTGCTGGAACAGGAAAGACCTTCATCACTCTTTATAATGCACTTCAAGATGTTCTTGATGAAAGAAGTCCTTACGAAAAAATTTATATTGTAAGGTCTCTTGTTGCCACTCGTGAGATTGGTTTTCTCCCAGGAGACCATGAAGATAAGTCTTCACTTTATCAGATTCCGTATAAGAATATGGTAAAGTATATGTTCCAAATGCCAGATGATGCATCATTTGAAATGCTCTATGGAAACCTCAAAACTCAAGGAACGATTAGTTTTTGGAGTACTTCTTTTATTCGCGGAACTACTCTGGACAATGCAATCATTATTGTAGATGAATTTCAAAATCTAAACTATCATGAACTCGATAGTATCA